GGACTACCCTTCGGGATGCCTAAACGCCTGCTCACTAGCAGTTCACGTTTCCTGTACCTTACTGGTTGAGATAGAGTAATCTACTATAAGCATTGCCGCGTCATAGTGATAGCGATAGAGGGCGCGGGCTGGTTAAATCTACCTGATGAATTGAAGATTTAACACACAGCGAATACGGCAAAATCCCTTTACGGGTTAGTGAGACATAGACAATCCTCCACTGTAATTTTTGAATTCATCATCGCACTCCCGTAAGGGCCTCAGGAATAGACACCTTTTTGGCGAGTAGGTATTTTATATCTACTCGCCTTTGCCTAGAAATAGAATAAACAAATCAGTAATACCCAGATAAATACACTTATTAGGTAACATATATGTCAACATATCCAACAGCATCAGTTCTTTCTACACCAACTGGATTAAACCTAGATGAATTAAAAGAGTTATTATTCACTAATTTAAGATATCGTTTAGGTGATGGTATGATTGACCTTGAATTAGACCCGCAGCATTATGAAGCAGCATACACCTATGCCATAAAGATATATCGTCAAAGGGCACAAGCAGCCACTGAGGAATCGTACATATTGATGACTATTGAGAAAAATGTAGATACATATACTCTTCCCGCAGAGTTTATCAATGTTAGAAGTATTTTCCGTAGATCAATTGGTTTAGAAACAGGCCCGTCAAGTAGTAGTTTTGATCCTTTCTCCAGTGCTATTTTGAATACATACTTACTTAACTATAACTATGCCGGTGGTATGGCAACATATGATTTCTATGCAGGGTATGTTAAATTAGCAGCAAGAATGTTTGGTGGTTATGTAACATATACATTTAATCCAGTGTCCAAAGTATTGCGTATTGTGCGAGATCCAAAAGGATCAGGGGAACATGTATTGATATGGGCCGATGTACAAAAGACAGAAGAAATATTACTGCAAGACCCGGGTGCTGGAGTATGGATCGGTGACTTTGTTTTAGCTAATCTTAAACTTATGATCGGAGAAGCCCGTGAAAAATTTGGAACTATTGCTGGTCCGGGTGGTGGCACATCATTGAACGGTACTGCTATGAAAGCAGAAGGTAAAGCAGCAATGGAATTACTCATTGAAGATTTGAAGAAGTATGTGGATTTTTCTTTTCCCTTAACGTGGGTCCAAGGTTAGGATAACCTAAACAGTTTTCTTTTTCATACTCCTGTAATATAATAAGTAATATAGGAGCATTTCACATATGATTATTTTGGGGATCACCGGATTGATAGGATCTGGCAAAGACACCATTGCAGATTATCTCACCACACAGCATGGTTTCAAACGAGTCAGCTTTGCTGCTAGTCTTAAAGATGCAGTAGCAGCAGTTTTTGGATGGAATCGTGAGTATCTAGAAGGCACAACAAAAGCCAGCAGAGCATGGAGGGAGAAAAAAGATGAATGGTGGAGTAATCGTCTAGGTATGAACATTACTCCAAGATGGATTCTACAGTATTGGGGAACAGATGTATGTCGTAACCATTTTCATAATGCCATCTGGGTAGCAAGTGTAGAACACAAACTCTTAAACTCTAAAGAAGATGTTGTAATCACAGACTGTAGGTTTGACAATGAAGTTGCTGCTATTAAAAATGCAGGTGGAATAGCTATTAGAGTACAGCGTGGACCAAATCCTGAATGGTATGATGCTGCAATTGCATATAATAGAGGACCAGATGGTAATTCATATTGGGCACTAAGTAAAATGAAGTTAGACAAACTAAAAATTCATGCTAGTGAGTACAGCAGCATAGGATTAAAATATGATTATGTTGTTGAAAATAATGGAACAATTGATGAGTTACATACCAAGATTCATACTATTATCAATAGTCAATCTCAAGGTCTCCCCGTCTCCAAGTAATCTCTTTCTTTTTCACAACTTCTATGCAGTTTAAGCAAATGCTGCGTAGATTAGTTTGTTCATTGTGATCCAAGTGCCCATCAACATGAAATACTGTTATTTGTGTAACGAATAAACTCTTAAAGCCACATAAATCACATGTGGCTTTTTTCTTATAACCACTCTTAGTCCAATTGGCTTTTTGTGGTTTTTGCTTCTGCTTCTTCCTACTACATTCATCACATATGCTTCTGTAATGTGTAACACCGGCACGTTTATAGTTCACTGCTGCGTGATTCTTGTTACATTTATTGCAGAATGGCCGATTATTGTAATTGGGTTTTGAACCGTATGTGCCGTTGTCTATTGCTTTTTGTTTTCTTCTATCACGCTCGCCGACCCGCCTTTTTATTTTTTCTTCATTTTCTAATTTTTTAATTTCTTTGACCTTATTTTTTTCTTCCAGTTGACGAATTTTGGATAGCCGGTTTAGTTCTCGTTGATGCAATCTTTCTTCTCTTTTTTTGTTTCTTTCAAGTCGTTTTGCTTCATTGAAAGGTGCAATTGACGCTTTTTGTTTTTGGATGGATTCTTTACTTTTAGGTCTGCCTTTTGTCCAACCTGGTCCTCTATGTCCACCGGGAGCAATGTTCCATCCAGTTGCTTTTTTTGGTCTTAGTATTTCTTCCATTTCATAGCAATAAGATTCTTCACCGCATAAGATAACATCTTTGATTAGATTGTCCCATCCATATTTCCTAACTGCATGTATTAGATGTGGATTTTTATGTTTCTTGTTATTAATGTCATTCAAATGTCCTTTTAACCTACGGGCATAATCTTTAGAGACTCCAACATATCCGTCGGTAGCTGCATTAGTGTGTTCCGGTAGATGTATCCAATAGATAACAGTACTTTTTATATTCATGTAATTTCCTAAATACCTTTGAAGATATGCTTATTTATAAAAATGCAAGCAATTTGTTATTTTTTAAATTTTTTGCTAAATAATAGTATGCAATTAGGTTGTAAACCTCAGAATTTTACTAAAGGAAAAATAAAATGTCATTAACCTCACCGGGCGTCGAAGTCACTATCATTGACCAAAGTCAATATCTACCTGCACCAGGCGCCACCGTGCCGTTGGTAGTTTTCGCAACAGCACAGAATAAAGCAAACCCTTCTGGTACAGGTGTCGCAGCCGGTACTACAGCGGCAAATGGAGGTAAATTATATCAAATTACAAGTCAAAAAGATTTGGTAGATTTTTATGGTGTACCGTTCTTTTATACAACAACAGCAGGAACACCTATCCAAGGTTACGAATTAAACGAATACGGGTTATTAGCGGCTTATTCCGCATTAGGCACAACCAATCGGGTATATACATTACGTGCTGATATTGATCTAGCAAGTCTAGTAGGTTCAGTTGGTCGTCCTTCAGGTGCACCGGCAAATGGTGCATATTGGTTAGATACAACTACTTCTACATGGGGTATCTTCCAGTTCAATGCAACAACCGGACAATTTACAGCAAAAACTCCAATCGTTATAACAGACCAGGCATATTTAACCAATGGTGAACCTATTGCTAGTTTAGGTAATATTGGTGATTATGCAATTAATGCTACGGTTGAAGCTGATTCAGCATATCAACAATATTATTACAAAACTTCTAGTAATGTTTGGACAACATTAGGGTCCAGAACATGGCGAGGTCAATGGCCAACTGTTCAAGGTACAAATTCTAACCCTACATTAACTGCCACTGACACTTTAATTATTAGTTTAAGTGGGGTGTGGTCTACTACTGTTGCGGTGCCTGCATCCCCTTTTAACACTGTTCAAGGTGTTGCAAATGCTATCAATTCATTGGGATATAGCTATATTACTGCGGAGGTAGTATCAGGTAAATTAGTCTTATTATCTACTCAACCTTCAACTACTGGTAATCAATATCTTGGAATTACTGGCACAGGCACAGTGTTAGCTGATGTAGGGTTAACTGCACAATATTACTATCAACCTCAAGTTGTATATGGTACTTCAGCAGAAATGCCGTTATGGTCAAGTAGTCAAACATATCCTCATCCAACTGGTTCAGTATGGATTAAGGCTAGCAATGCAGGTCTTGGTTTAACCCCGGTTGTTTCTGAATATAATGCAGTTACTGGTTCTTTTGTAGCAAAATCTGTAACATTAGCTACCAATAACTGGTCAGCAGATGCTACTATTGACGCCACTGGCGGACAAGCGATTCCGGTAGGTACTGTCTACGCACAATACGATTGGAGCTATCCTTTTAAAAACAGCACCTTTCCTATATA